GTCATTTCTTTAGACCCTTTTTCGAATCTATTTTTAGCATCGTTAAAGTTTTTACTAAAACCTGTAACAGAACCTTTAGCATCTTCCCAAGCACCGCTAAAATCACCGCCAATTAATTTCTTAACTGCCGAACCTAATTTACCTAATGATTGGAATACAGCAGTAACACTTGAATAAACTACTTTAAATGCATCACTAACATAAGGCAATGCTTTTGTAGCTAAATCAAGTAAGGTATCAAATAAAGGTTCTACAACTGCGAATACACCCGCAAAAATTTTCTGCAAGTTATTTAATAAAGGTTGTAGTTTCTTTTGTGCCTTTTCGTTATCATTAAACGCAGCAGCTAAACCCGCAACCAAAGCAACAATAATTCCAATACCTGTAGCTTTTAATGCACCACCAAAAGATTGTGTAGCTACTTTTGCTTTATTTAAAGAACCACCTAATGCACCTAAAGGACCACCTGCTTGTTCTAAACTATCAATCCAATCAGATGATGCTTTTTTAGATGATTTAATCTTATCTTCTAAATCATCAATTTGGTTATATATCTTTTTAAATTCATCTGAACCTGCTGCTGTATCTTTTAATTGCCTTTTTAAAGCTTTTAATTCAGCGATTGACCCTTGAACATTTGAGTTTACCTGTAAATCTACTTCTACTACTTTTGACATTTAATAAGTCTTTTAATTTGGTTTATTCCTTTACTCCAACTATTTGGTAATTCATATTTACCTTTAGCTATTTCTATTGTTTCGCTTTGTCCGTAATGATTATCTAACATTAACAGATTCAATATTTCTTTTATCATAGTATTCTAAAATCGTTTATTAATTCAAAATCTACTTCACCACTTGTTAAGTCTATTTTCATATTATTAATAATATATCTCTTATCTCGTATTATCAATCTGTTATTTAATTTAATAGAAGTTAATAAGCTAATAGGTAAAACTGCTTTTATATTGTACTTTCTTGACTTTAGATTATATATGTTTTCTAAATAGTCTTTGTAATAATCAACATATAAACTATTAGTAATTGGTATTAGTAACAAACTACTAATTTCTAAACCAAAGTTTAAACTATGATTAATTCCATCTATCAAACTATCTTGACCAAAAGCATTATATGTGGTTATATTTGTAGCAGAACCCGAACCTTTTAAATAAAAGTTACAAGTTTTTAATGAATTATAATCATATAAAATTATTGGTTTAGTTATGTATGGTTTATAATCTGTTTTTAAAGCGTAACCAACCTGAAGATTCTGCCCTGTAAATTTATTGAATAGCAAGTTTTCAAAAGGTAATTGAACATTATATTCGCTTCCTTCAGAATTCAAATCTGCCTTTAAATCACCATATTCAAATCCGTTATTAGACAAATATTTAACATTCATAAAACTTTCACTTTTTGTATAGTTAAAGTTTATTTTTTTAAATGTTTCTAATTTACTAATATCTACATCGTCTGAAATTATATATTGAGTTATATCTTTTAAATTTCCTACAGTATACCAATCTTCTATTTGTTCAATATTATATATATTTTCTTCATAACTAACACAAGTCAAATTAAACATCTTTAAAATACCACTAAAGAAATCTTCTACTTTAATGTCAGGCATATAAAGTTTTAAATCTAAATTTGAAGTTGTTACTTGTGGTGTATTGCAAACTATATAATTATCATCATCTAAAACAATACCTCTTTCTTCATCTGTATATTCTACTACTACCCAAATTCTTGAAGTAAAAGTTATTGGTGTATCGCTATTTACTGTAACTTTAATTATACCTGTACCAAATGGACTTTCTCCTATAGCATCGTGCAGTATTGCACCTGCATTTATTTCAGAAGTAGATGATGTAAAAGGAATTGTATATAATAAAATATCATTTCTATAAACATTAAAATAAGATTGAACACCCGCAACATTACAAGTTGGTAAAAAATAAACGTTACAAAAATTAGTTCCACTTAAACCAAAATATTCAAATGTGTTTGCAGTTAAATCAACAGTTATTACATCGTTAACGGGATATTGTCCACCAAAATTATAACTTATAAAATCAACTTGTTCTTCATTACTTTTAGCTACAAATGTTTCCGAATTCTTTAACCATAAAAAAGCGTTTGTAAATCTTTCATCAGTTAAAAAATCACCTTCAAATGTAATTCCGTAATTTGTTGCAATAGAATCTAAAACTTTATTAACTCTTAAAGCAGGGAATAGTTCAGAAGTTAATATAGCACCGCCTGAAGTAGTAATATTGTCTGTAGTTCCTACGTCAGCCCAAAGTCTATTAGATGTAATTAAAGGGAATTTAACATCATTAGCAATTTCACCACTAACTCTATCAATTACTTCTGAAGAACTATATGGTATTGAATATGGTGTGTAATCTAATTCAGATAGTTTCTTACCTGCAAACGTATCTTTCAAAGAAACTAAACTACCAAAGAAAGTGATAGTATAATTTTCAGGAACACCATTTTTAATAGTAGCTTTTTCTAATTGTATATTCCCGTTTCTAAAAGGTATAGTGTCTAATTCAATATAAGCTTTTTTTCTTTGTCTTGCATCATAACCGTTATCAATAGAATTTTCATACCAATGTGAAAAGATAGCGTTATTATGGTCATTAGCAGGTATTGTAAAAGACTGACTGAAGTCTGTATAAACCTTTGAAATATCTGAAGCATTTTGAACTGAACTATTTATAGATATTTTTTCATCATCAAACAATTCAATTCTTCTTGCTACATCATCTATGTAAATATATATTCCTACTGTTACCATTAAATAACGTTGTTAATTAAGTTAAATGCGTAATCAAATTCTATTTCGTAATTAATATTCTTATCCATTAAAGAAGTTTTTAATGTAGTTGCTTGTGTCTTAACTTCAGCAGGTTTACCATCTAATAAAACCGTTTCACTTAACAACAAATCTTGGATTAAATCAAAATAGTTTTCAGGCACAAATCCCGAACTTAATTTTACTGACTGCTTACCATTAATGTTAAATGATTTGCTTTGTCCTTTAGACGTGTTATAATCAATTGAATCTTGCAGTAAATTAAAGTTACTACCCTTAACATTAATATTATTAGTTTGTGCTTTAAAGAACGTTAAAAACTGCCACCCACCAAAGCGGTTAATAAATGAACAAATCACGGGTGTATATTTAGGTTCACAAATTGGCATAACATTATAAATGTAATCTGTATCGTTATAAGAAATAGTTAATGTATTGCCTTTATTATATTTTGCGTTTGTAGTTGACAATGGAATTTTAAGCATTCCTTTTGTTTCTGTATAACCAACTACCGCTTCATTACGACCTCTTAAATCTTTATAGGTTGCAGTTATAACATCACCTTCAGCAGGACTTATTAAAACATTAACATAAGGGATAGATTTTGTAATGTCATATCTAATTTCTTTTGTATTATCAGATAATAACATAAAAGTATTTGAAGCATTAGTGTAGTTATACCCATCTAAAAATTGAGTATAGCCATTAGTACCTAAATAATTTGTAGTGTCTAATAAAGAATATGTACCTACTGAAGTTTCTTTATAGCGTTTAACTTCAACGTTAACCCACATAGTAGTTGAATCAGTTTCGCCTGAAGCATAATTAGGTGCTATATTGTCAATATACTCTTTTACAAATGGACTTATGTTATAGATATTTTCTATTTGAGTCGAACTTGCAATAGATTTACTGAATGTATAAGTTGCAGGTGTAGGTGCTGAACCTGTACCATTCCATAATCTTAATTCTATTTTAGAACCTACTTGTGCAGATTCGTTTACTGTTATGAAGTAAGGACTTCTTGAATATATTATCATTTTATATCTTTTAAATTATAATCTACCATTGTTTCTATATCTTGACCGAATGCCTTCATTAAATCAGTGTCTATGTATTTCTTGTAACCTGCTTCAAATGGTTTAGTAAAAAACAAACTTGGTTTAATTCCTTTGTGAAAAATACTTCGAGAAATAAGATATGCGGTCTGCTTGTAACTCAAAAGCGTACCTGCCTTCCCATTGTCTATACCTTTGCGAACTCGGAATTGAAATCTCTTCTGTTGAACCCATTTTAAAATACCATTTGTTAAACCACCATTACCTTTTCCTTTTCCAAATTTATACGGACTATTTGGTGCTTTTGCTGAACTTGATTTACCTTGTACTCCTTTATCAACAAACTGACCATAATAAGCCATTGAAAATCCTACAATAGAATAATCATCTTCTTTAACTATTTCTCCTTTTAAACTATCCTTTAAGCTATTAGTGTTGTTATGACTTCCGTGCTGCCCACCTTTATTTAGATTTTTTTTAGCTTCACTAATAACAAAGTCCCTAAAGCGAGTTAATACAGCATTGACATTATTTAATTTATTATCCATTAGCAGATAGTCATATCATTTTGTGCAATCACATTCATCGTAACAGTTACACCTGCAATCTTGTTTTCAAATCTGTCTACAAAGTATTCTATACTTGCACCATCCTGCAGTTGGTAACCATCATCAAATAAATCACCACGTCTTAACATTTCAAGTAATCTTGTTGCAACCATTTGCTGTGTATTTAAAACATCCTGCTCATTGTCATTACCTACAAAGATATCTTCTACTTCTTCTTTAGATTCATCTACTATATCCATACACAAAACAGAAATACTATAGTTAAAGGTACTTCCGTTATAAGCTGCTGAATTAATCATTATGTGTGATAAAGGGAATATAGTTTGCTTATTCAAGTCTACTTTGAATATATCACCAATGGTAACAGTATTTACAAAAGCATCAGCATCTAATTGGTCTTTGATTGCTTGGCTTATTTGGTAAAATCCTTTCATTATTTATTCTTATTTATTAATTTCATTTCTATTTCGGTTTTTTCTTTTTCAAAAGTTAACCAAGTTAAACTTTGGTGTACGGGTAACTTGGAAACTTCATCAAATCTTCTAACGTTTCCTTGAGCAAGAGCATAGATACTTGAATACCATCCCCAACGTTTTCCAAATTGTGCTGTTTCAGAATATTCTGCACCTCCGGATTCTCCTCCAAATAATTTATCGTACTGCTTAATAAGTCGTTCCCTAAATTGTAAAAAAAAACCATAGCACCAAGAACTACATCCAATGGTGCGTGTTTCATTACATCAGCATATGTAATAGAACCTTGATATTGTTCTATCTCGTATTTGTTTCCTAACTTATTTGTAATCGGTCTATATAATACAGCCATTGCATTATGCATAGTTTCCCAATCAGTAATGTAATTATCTAAATCCATATACTCCCCTGTAGACATCTCATCAAGGTTAGGTATAAACCCAAACTCTACACCACCCATTTTAAAGCGTTGTATGAACCTATTTTCTTTGTTGAATAGATTATTAATGTTAGCAGTAATTTCAGCAACATCTTTGTATCTGATTTGAGCCACATCTTTTAAATCTATACCACAAAATAATTGCACCATTTTCTGCTGCAAGAATTCCGACTCTTCATTGTCTTTTGCAATAGCTAAAAACTTTTGATACTGCACCAACTTTATTTCTGATAGTGAAGTTGGTATTTTTAATTCTATCTTCATTGTTGTTTTTTCTTTATTAATAAATATTTTACATTATTGTATTAAGTGTCCGTTATTTAACACAATATAGCTTGTTTTGTGTGAAATAACAATCATTAATGCGTTATAAAGCATTTGGTGTTGGTAAAACTATACATCTATACGTTTGTGCATATAATTATGCGTTATGTTGCATTTTTATACGTAATAGCATATAACAAAAAAGGCAGCCATTTCTGACTACCTCTTTAACCAACATATTTAAAACTTAATCTTCATCTGCACGTTCACATTGCTTATCGCAATATGCGTTTTCGCAAGGTTCACCACAATACCTGCATTCGTTTTCAGGGTATTCGTTTTGATAGTCGTAGTATTCCATAGTTATATTTGTTTAATGTTACAGCAAATATATAAAATATTTTAAACCTGCAAATAATTTTCTGCAATTAAATACATTTTTTGCATCTTCTTTATTTCACCTATATTTCTCGGTAGGTTAATTGGTACTTCAATTCCTTTAACGTGATGAATGTAGCATTGTATTGTGGCTATGATTTGTGCGTATGTCATTTAGTAAACGTAATAAGTACCTTTGTTTGGATTTTCTAATTGATAAGATACTATATACCTCAAAGCATCTATCAAGTGATTATGGTTGTCTATAGGTGTGTTAGATTTCTTTTCTAACCAACAATAGTTATTTAGTTCCCTAATTAAATTAATTGATTCAGGTGTAATTATCAAATCATAATCTTGTAGCAAAGCTATTCCAAATGTAACTGAACCCTGTCCTTTAATTGCAGGTACTATATTCAATCCTGCAGTTTGTAGTTCTGATATTAATCTTGGTTCAGCAGAATCAGCCACAATCAAACTATCCAAGCAATGCTGTTTATTTAATTGATAAATCTGTGATGTAGTTAATGCAGGTAAGCAATATCTTTCGTTGATGTATATCTTCTTATTAGCTGTATCTATATTACATTCTACTAATGTAGTTGGGTCATTACTAAATCCAAAATCCTGACCAAATGCAGATGCACCTACTTGTTTATATTCACCAATACTCCAATTGTTAAATATTACACCTTCAGCTTTATCTAACCATCCACCAAGAATTTGATGCTTATACTTTTCAGGTCTTCTTTGCTTGATGTTTTCTATTTGACTAATAAAAGATTCTGAAAGGTTTTCTATATTATCTAAATAGGTTGTGTGTATATAAGTAGTATCACCTTTGATTAAATTGCTTCCTGCTTGGATTCCTTTATCTTCAAAGAACTTCTTGTATATGAAGTGTTCTTTTGTTGCAGGGTTCAATACAAGTAGCACTCTATTCTGTACACCTTTAGTTCTAATACTGAAGTCTATCTTTTCAAACACTTCTTCGTCTGTTAGTTCTTCAGCTTCATCCAATACCCAAGTAGTTACACCCGCCAAAGATTTAAGTGATGCAGTCTGTGTACCACTGCTCGTTTTAATACCTTTAAAGATGATTTTAGACCCTGTTTTTAGATTTACTATTTCATCCTTCGTAATATAAAAATCGTTGCTTAAATCAGCTGATTCTATCTTATCTATAAATTCAGGTATGATAGATACATTTGCAGATGTCAAAGTGTAACGTGTGAATAGTATAACGTGTCCTACTTCATAAGTTAACAATAGCAGAAACGAGTTCAAAGAATATGATTTCCCTGAACCCCTTCCGCCTGTTATTACAAAGTATCTACTATCAGAACCAAGTAGATTATATTTGTTATTTAGACTTATCAATTTTGAATATATCTTTTATATTGAAGTCGTTAATATTGTGAGTAGTTTCAACTATTTCTTTTGGTTTGCCAAATATGTGTTCAGCAATAAATAATTGACCACGTTGTGATTCCATTAAAGTACCTTTGACAAAAGCTATCTTTGTTTCATCTTCAGTTTCTTTATTGTATAATTCCTTTAATGCTTGGATAAAAATATTGTTTACCTTTTGCTCTTCAACTTTAGATTTTCTACCTGCAGTTTTATGA